AGTCAATTTTTACGCCCGCGAAATTCAAAAATTTTATTGGAGGGGCCAATGGCCCGAACAGGACGACCACCAAAGCCGACTAGGTTAAAGGTTGTAACCGGGAATCCGGGCAAGCGAAAACTTAACGACGACGAGCCCGCCTACGATCCGTTGGACCTATCGGTACCGCCGGAAAATTTGAGCGGAACGGCTAAAGAGATTTGGGAGGAGTACGGCCCGGAACTCCAGGCTTCCAAAGTTTTAACGGTAGTGGACGCGCACAACTTCCGCGCCTTTTGTATTAACTACGATTTATGGGACCGCGCCGCGACAAAGTTACTAGAGGGGTCTACCGCAGATTTTACGGAGGAGACCATGCAAGGCGGCAGTAAAAAGAATCCGCTAATCTCCGCCTATAACGATTTCCAGAGAAATTGGGAGCGCCTGGGCGGTTTGTTGGGTTTAGATCCGTCCTCGCGTACCAGGCTGCAGGTACCAGGCACGCGCGGCAAGGATAACCCCTACGGAAAGCGGCGCCGGAGCTCATAAGGTTTTGAATGGCAGCCAGCCCGCACGTTACAGCCGCCAACAAATACGCCAGGGGCGTAGTATCTGGGAAAATTGTAGCTTGCAAATCCATAAAGCAGGCGGCGAACAGGTATTTAAACGACCTGAAAAAATCTAAACGCCGGGACTATCCGTTTATATTCGACAAAGATCTGGCGGAGGATGCATGCTGGTTTATCGAGCTACTGCCACACACCAAAGGCGAATGGGCGAGACGTAAAGAGCTAATAAAGTTAGAGCCCTGCCAGGCGTTTTTAGTTGTAAATATCTTTGGTTGGATTAACAAAAAAACGAAGCTCCGAAGATTCCGCGAGGTTTATTACCAGGTAGCGCGCAAGAATGCCAAAAGTGTACTAGCTGCAGCTATCGGACTTTATTGTTTCTGTGCGGACTATGAATACGGCGCGGAGGTATACAGCGGCGCTACCAGTGAGAAACAAGCCTGGGAGATTTTTAAGCCAGCCCGGCTAATGTGTAAGCGGTCCCCGGATCTAATGGAGCATTACGGCGTAGAGGTAAACGCCAGTAATATAGCGATCCCCGAGGAGGGGGCGAAGTTCGAGCCGATCATAGGTAACCCCGGCGACGGTGCGAGCCCATCTTGCGCGTTAATCGACGAGTACCACGAACACAAAAACGCCGATCTATACGACACGATGGATACTGGCATGGGCGCCAGGGCGCAGCCGCTAAAACTGATAACGACCACGGCGGGTAAGTCGTTCGCCGGGCCATGCTACGACAAATCCCAGGAGGCTAAAAAGGTCCTGGCGGGCGTGCTAGATATTCCTACCTTACTGGTAGTTATTTACGAGTGCGACGAGGACGTAGACTGGAAAAGCATTAAGGCGTTAAAGCAGGCTAACCCTATGATGGGCGTTAGTGTTAACTCCGATTATTTAAAAAACCAGCAATTCCTAGCGGTAAAAAATGCCGCCAGGACTAACACGTTTCTAACAAAACACCTTAACCGCTGGGTTGGATCTGATACCGCCTATTTTAATATGGCGTATTGGCTCAAATGCGCGGACAAAAAATTAAAGATTGAGGACTTCGAGGGCGAGGAGTGCGTTTACTCCCTGGACCTGGCTAGCAAGCTGGATATTTGTGCCTGGCTAACCGCCTTTAAGCGAGGCATAGACGGCCAGGACCATTATTACTTTTTTTGTCGCTTCTACATTCCAGAGGAGACAGTAGCTAACCTGGTCCACAATAAAGACAGTTATGGGAAGTGGATTAACGAGGGGTTACTGCTAGAGACCGAAGGTGCGGAGATTGATTTCCAAAACCTTAAAGAAGAAATAACCCTGGATAAGGGCCGTTACCAGGTCTCAGAGATTGCTTACGATCCCTGGCGCGCTACTCACCTGGCCCACCAGCTAGCAGCCGACGGCGCCGAAGTGGTCGAGGTCCCGCAGAACCGCCGCTATTTATCCGAACCGATGAAAGAGCTAAACGCCGCGATAATGTCCGGCCGCGCCCACCATGACGGTAACGCGGTATTAGCCTGGATGTTTTCCAATGTATGCGGCAGCTACGACGACCGAGAAAACGTAATGCCGAAGAAAGACAAGGCAGCCCAGGAAAACAAAATAGACGGAGCGGTGGCCGCGATAGTCGCGGTTTCCCGGTTAATGTCGCCTACAGTTTCGGCCGATGTGGATACGTCCTACATGGAGAGCGCATAAATTGAATTTAAAATTCTGGCAGTCCGGAGCGCGCGAAGCGGACGAACTAAATCAGCGGTTAACCCGGGAGCTCGACGCTATCCACGCCCAGGCAGCCAACGAAATAAACCTTTCCGACCTGGAGAGCTGGGGCGACTTTCTTAACCTGCAGACCAGCGACAGCGGCGAGCGGGTTAATATGCACACCGCTACGACGCACAGCGCGGTCTATGGTTGCGTCCGGATCCTGGCCGCCGTGGTGGCTATGCTCCCTCTCCCGGTTTACGAGCGCCGCCCAAATGGCGACCGAGTACAGAGCCGCGAGCATAACCTATGGAGCATTTTAAATTTTCAGTCCGCCCCAGGCGAAACCCCGGTGGAAATGTGGGAGCAGGTACTAGCTAACAAATTTCTAACCGGTAACGGTTACCTCCAGGCGGTCCGTAACCGAAACGGCGACGTAGAAGCGCTCCGGCCCAGGATGGCGAGCAAGGTAACGCCGTACCGGGTAGACGAGGATAATAAAATCTATCGCTATACAAACTGGCGCGGCGAAAAATCTACGATCCACCAGGACGATATGCTGCACTTCCCTTGTATGGGCTACGACGGTTTAAAGGGTATGGACCCGATAACGCACGCTGGCCGTAATGCTATCGGTACCGCCCTAGCGCAAGACAAATTCGCGGGCCGGTATTTCGCTAATAGTGGTATGCCTCAATTCCAAATATCGTACCCGGACGAGAAAAAGCTAACCCCGGACCAGGCCAAAATTATCCAGCAATACGTCCGGGATAGAACGACCGGAGCAAACCAGCATTTACCGCTAGTCCTGGCCGAGGGTGGTAAAGCGGAGTCGCTATCTATTTCCTATGAAGCTACTCAGGTCCTGGAGTCTCGCGCTTTCAGCGTGGGCGACATTGCCCGCCTATTCGGCGTGCCGCTTTGGTTGCTCCAAATGACCGAGAAGAATACTAGCTGGGGCTCCGGTATCGAGCAGATGAGTATAGGCGCGATTGTTTACACCTTCGCGCCACTGTTAGCAAAACTCGAAAAGCATATAAACCTAAAGCTCCTGGCCGGCGACGGCCAGCGGTTTTTTGTGGAGTTTGGTGTAGACAGCCTGCAGCGCGGCGACTTTAAAACCAGGATAGACGCGCTTACTAAATCCCTGGGCGGTAATCAGATCCCCGGTTTTATGTCGATTAACGAGGTTAGAGCTAAACAGAATTTGCCCGCCCTAGATGGCGACCAGTACGACAAACCCTATACACCGCCCGCCGACCTTGAGCCGGTAACCGAACCAGGAGAGCCGACAGAATGAAGCTAAAAAACGCTTTAATGCAGTTGTTTATAGAGAACATGAACGCCCAGCCCCGGACGCCGCTAACGGTTAAGAACGAAGGCGACGAGGCTACCGTTTTTATCTATGACGCTATCGGCGGTTACTTTGGAATCGACGCGCAGGAGTTCGCGGTAGAGTTCGCCAAAATTGACGCCAGCGTAATCAACCTTCGGATTAACTCGCCAGGCGGCGACGTATTCGACGCGCGGGCAATGCAGACCACGATAGCCCAGCACCCGGCTAAGGTTATCGCGCATATTGACGGACTCGCAGCGAGCGCCGCTACCTACCTTTGCGCGCCGTGCGACCAGGTAATAATCGCCCAGGGCGCGGGCTATATGATTCATAACGGTTGGAGCTTAGGGATAGGTAACCGGCACGACCACCGCCAGCTCGCGGACCTCCTGGAGCAGGTAGACGCCGGCATAGCAAACGATTATTTAAATTTGACTAATGACGACATAGACCTGGCGAAGATTAACGCCTGGATGGATGCCGAAAAGTGGTTTACAGCAGACGAGGCGGTGGCTAACGGTTTCGCTACTTCTGTATTTAACTACGCTGACACGACGGAAAATAAAAAGACTTGGAATTTGTCCGCCTACAACAATCTCCCGGCCTGGATGGAAACACCCACCGAGGACCCAAAAGAATCCGCGAAGGCAGTAGCCGCCGCGCAACGCGCAGCCAATGACCGCAAATTGCGTTTACTGGAGCGAGCAGGCAGTTAAGCGGGTTCCCGCAAAGCAGCCAAAACGATAAGGACCCATCAGGGTCTTTTTTTTGAAAGTCATAAAATGGCCCAGGAGGGTCAAGTGTTATGAAAAACTTAAACAAATTGCGGGAACAGCGTAAAGAAGCCGCAGCCCATGTTAGAAAACTGGTAGACGATTCGGCGGACCAGGAATGGACCCCGGCTAACCAGGCCGATTACGACAAGTACGTGGAGGTTATCGACGGCCTGGACGCGCAAATTACGCGGATCCAGAAAGTAGTGGACCTGGAAGGCGCCCGCCAGGAATCTATTAGCGAGGAGGCCGACGCCTCTAACCTTTCCGAGGACGAGGTAAAGGCTACTCGCGATTGGAAAAACAAGCTATTTAACGCCTGGGCGGCCGGTGGCATGGGCAACTTGACCCCGGAGCAGCTTGATTTTGTCCGCGCAGAAAACGCAAAGGCAAAAGCGGCCGGGATTCAGAACGCGCAATCCGTGGGTACAGGTGCCGAGGGCGGATTTACTGCCCATAGTGAATTCGGCGGCGAACTGTTTAAGGCTATGAAAGCCTTCGGCGGCGTCCGTAGTGTAGCCAATGTTATTACTACGAGTACCGGTAACGCTATCGAGTGGCCGACCACCAACACGACCGCGCAAGAAGGCGAGTTAGTAGGTGAAAACGCCGCCGTAGGCTCGGTTGTAGATGTGGTTTTCGGCCAGGTCTCAATCGGCGCTTACAAGTTTAGTTCCCTGCCTATCGCTATACCTATGGAGTTAATGCAGGACTCGCTAATTAACATCGAGCAACACATAATGGAGATTCTTGTAGAGAGAATCGCGCGGGTATCTAACCGACTTTATACAGTTGGTACCGGATCCTCGCAGCCTACCGGTATCGTTACCGCCTCTGCCCTGGGTAAAACCGCTACAGCGGCGGCCGCTATTACTTTCGACGAGTTAATAGACCTGGAGCATAGCGTGGACCCTGCCTACCGAGCGTCCGGACAGTGTAGTTTTATGTTCCACGACAGCACGCTAAAGACCCTGAAAAAACTAAAGGACGGCGATTCGCGCCCTATTTGGTTACCAGGCTACGCCACTGGCGAGGGTAACCAGATCCTGGGTTACGACTACACCATTAACCAGAATATGGACGAGCTCGCGGCGGCCAAAAAGGTAGCGCTATTCGGAAAAATGAATAGCTACATGGTCCGCGATGTTGGGGCGGTTCAGTTGTTCCGCATGACGGACTCGAAATATACAGAAAAGGGCCAGGTAGGTTTCCTCGTCTTTGTTCGCACAGACGGCCAGTTTATCGGTGCGGACAACGGTTGTATTTCTCACCTTATTACAGCGGCGTCCTAAACCGGCGCTAATGTGATGCGGAACAAGGGCGGCCGGGACTCCCTCACCCCGGCCGCTTTTGTTTCATTACTGGAGAGTTAATAGCATGGCAAAGTCAAACCCAAAAAGAGTTACCGTGTTTATGTTGGTCTCGATGGCCGGCCTAAACTTCGATTACAAACCTCGCGACCTGGTAGAAGTCCCCGAGGACCTAGCCAAAAAGTGGGCGGAGTCCGGTACGTGTAGCCTGGAGATACCAGAGACCGCGGTTAAGGTTCACCCGGTAGAATTGCAGGCCGCCACCCAGGACGAAACCGTAAAGGCTATCGCTGATATGGATCCCAAGAAAGATTACGGATCTAACCATAAGCCTAGCCTGGCGGTATTGGAAAAGACGCTGGGTAAATCGGTCGGTAGCAATCTGTTAAACCAGGCTTACGACGAGTTCCGCCTGGCGCAGAAAAACAAGCACCGAGAACAGCAGCCCGAAGGGGAGTTAGTCCTGGATGCTGACTAACACGACCGAGGAAATTACCGAGCCGTTAACGGTTGCCGAACTAAAAGCCCAGGCGCATATCGAGCATAACGATAGCGACGCGGAGCTGGCAATTTATATACAAGTGGCGCGGGAATTTATCGAGTCAGAAATAGGCGGGCCGATCCCGGCCCAGACCTATACCTGGACGCTGGACGGTTTCGACCCCGGCGAAATTGTTTTACCGAAGCACCCGGTACAGTCCAGCGGGATCCAGATCAGCTACACGGATCCGGATGGCTCTACCCAGGTCCTGGAGAGCTCCGCCTGGGTCTTAACCAATTCGTTAGAGTCGCTAAGGTCCACAATTAAACCCGCTTACGGTTTGTCCTGGCCGGCTACTTTGGCCGGTTATGAATCGGTAACGATCACATTTACCGCCGGTTATTCGGAGGTCCCTAAAACTATCGTCCACGCTATTAGCTTGGTCTCCGCCACTATGGAAAATTACCGCGAGGACGAGAACACAATTAAAACGCACCCTAACGCCTTTTCCGCTGCCGCCCTGGTCCGGCGCTACCGGCAGTATCGCTAATGCTCAACGCCGGAGATTTTAAACACCCGGTTAGCATCGAGAGCAACACGCCAGGCGCCGATAATGCTATGGGCGAACCAGGTACGGCGTTTTGGTCTGAATTTGTCGCCCGGCGGGCCAAGTGGGACCGATCAGGCGGGCGCCGCTGGTTTGCCGACCCTAATTTTTTGGCCGAGAGCTCGGAGGTATTCGTGGTCCGGCTGTGCTCCACGACAAAGCTAATAACCCCGGCTATGCGACTGATATTTAAAGGCCGGACCCTGGGAATAGATACCGCACTAATTGACCACGACGACCGCGTAGTGGTGCTCGCCTGCAGGGAAGTCCGTAACGATGTCGAATAAAGCCACCTACACCCTAAAGAACGACAAAGCCCTGGACGCAGACATTAACCGCCTGGACGTTAACGTG